ATATCAAGGGCGATACTGACGACGGCTATAATAACAGCCAAGCGATGGCCTTTGACGCAGAATCCAGAACCGGCAATTTAAATACCGCCATGTGGGCATCTGACGGAGCGGTAGACATAGTGTGGACACGATCTTCCACAGGGTTTTCGGTGACAGTCACGCTATATGACTGGGATTGGAATGGCACAGCGGCAAGCAGAAAAACCTACAATTATGTCGCCGTCAAATACACGTAAGGAGGCGGGAAGATGCCAAATCTTAAACATCTGCACACGGTGATAGCAGCTGGCAGAGCGCTGGTCGATGACAAGACGGCGTCCATCGCCCCGGAAATTTACGGGAAGATGAAGTATGACGGCAGCTTGATCGAACACGGCACGCGCATTAACTGGAACGGCACGCTCAAGCGTGCAGCAGCAGACCTGTGGGACACAGAGGAGAACAATCCGGACAACGCGCCCACGCTCTGGGAGGACATCGCCTACAGGAAGGGCATCCGCATCATCCCGGACGTGATCACGGCAGGCACAGCGTTCGCCAAGGGCGAACAGGGCTGGTGGGGCGATGTGCTTTATGAGAGCACGATCGACAGTAACGTGTGGACGCCGGATGCATGGCCGGATGGCTGGGCGGTGGTCGAATGATCCGCTGGCTCTGGTTGATCCCGGCCGCCATGTTTGGCGCGGCGGTCGGAATCCTTGTGCACGCGCTGTGTGTGGCAGGGAAGGAGAATTGAGAGTATGCTAATGGAAATAATGCGCAGTAAGGAGGATGCTTGATGGCAGAAGGAAGAAAGCTGCGGATTTACAGGCAGTTCTTTACCAACTCCGATTGCTACAAAGCGAATGTGCGACAGACTTCGGTCGGTGTACAGGTGCACAGCACAGGGGCAAATAATCCGTTCCTACGGCGATATGTGCAGCCGGACGATGGAAGATTGGGCGTCAACACCAACGGAAACAGCCATAATCGCCCTGGCGTGGATGTGTGCGCAAACGCATACATCGGCAAGACGCTTGACGGAACGGTCGCTGTGTATCAGGCGCTCCCGTGGGATATGCGCTGCTGGATCAGCGGAAAGGGCGAAAACGGAAACGCCAACAAGCTGGGGTATATCGGATATGAAATCTGTGAAGACGATCTGAACAGCGAGTGGTACTTCAATGCGGCTGTAATGACAGCGGCAGTCAACCTGACGGCTCATTTGTGCGAGATCATGGGCACAACACCGGATACTGTTGTAGACAGATACATTGAAGGCGAAGCGCTGGCAGTCATGGATCACAATGAACTCGCGTCACGAGGTCTCGCTTCCGGACACGCGGATATCACGCACTGGCTGCGCAGATATGGCAAGAGAATGAGCGACTTCCGAAAGGAGGTCGCTCTTGCTATGTCCGAGGGTGTTGAGGTTGAATACATCGACGCTGATGAACTGCCGCAGGAGGAATGGACTGAGATGGATAAACAGATGGAAATATACGCCAGCAATGGCGGGTATACAAATCTCCGCGAGCTGCCGGATACCGAAAGTGAGTCGCTTGAACAGCTTCGCAATGGTGATCGCGTCCACGTCACCGCGATGACTGGACTGTGGAGCAAGTGCGAGACGGAGAATAATGTCGGGTACATCATGACGCAGTTCCTCCGCGACATACAGATTCAGATCTCGGATACGGTCAGCATTCCGCGCGATCTGGCACAGAAACTGTATGAAGCGCTGGGCAAGGCGATCAAGTAAGGAGAGATACCGTTGCAGAATCCACTTAAATGGGCTGTCGGCTGGGTTGCTGATGCCCTGATTGAAAAAATCGAGAAGCCGATAGAGGCGATTAACAGCCGGGTTAACAGGTTGGAAAAGCTTCATGAACAGGACGCGGCGGCGCTGGAAGCCGACCTGAGTGTGATGGACGACCGTATCTGCTATCTGATCGGCGTTTGCCGCAGGCGCGGCTATACGACCGCTGACGAGCGTAGGAGAGTCACACGCATGCACGATGCATACAGAGCACGTGGAGGAAACCACGGCGAGGAAATTGAATACGCCGAGTTCCTCAAGCTGCCGACGGAAGAAGATTTCAAAAGGGCGAAAGGAGAATGAACATGGATAATTACTTTGTGAATTGGCTCAAGGCTGCGGGCATCCGTGCGATCAAGACCGTCGCGCAGACGGCTGTCGGCATGCTGTCCGGCGAGATGCTGGGCATCATGGAAGCAGACTGGATGGCTGTAGCAAGCGTTGCGGCGATGGCGGGTGTCGTTTCTCTGCTGACGAGCATTGCGGGATTGCCGGAGGTTAAATAAGGTATGGGCGACCGTTCAAGATTTGATGTGTACACCGAACCAGAGCTTGAAGAGTTCAGGCGGCTGTGCAATTTTACGCCGAGAGAACGCGAAGTGTTCGACGCGAGAGCAGAAGGACAGAGCGTGATCGAGGCATGTTTCTCTTTGAACATGAGTGAGCGAACGGTCGAACGATACAGCGCGAATGCGCGCGCAAAAATGGCGAGAGTTCAGCACCACAGGCGCGGATGCTCTCGCATGTGCGAGGAAATCGCGAACTGAATATAGAAGAGCCGGGCTTTATGCCTGGCCTTTTTCTTCTTTTTGGGATTCTTCTCCGTCGAGCACGAAGCGGACAGAACCTTCTCCATCCAGTCTGTTTGAACACTTCACAGGTTCGATCAGACCTTCCTCAATAAACAGATCGGTTAATGTCTTCCCTTGCATAAGATCATCTCCTTTGATGCATCATACAACCATACGGATCAAAAGTAAATAGCTGGCGGATAAGTGGCGGTAACGTGTCGGATAGGCGGCGCGTTGCCGCCCTTTTTTTGTTGGAAAATTGAAGCAGAAAGAAGGTGAGCGACGATGGCATGGAAGCCGTACAACCCCAATCCAGAAGGAAATCGCGTGGGCGATTGCACGGTGCGCGCGCTTTGCAAAGCGACCGGGAAGGACTGGGAGCCGACGTTCTGCGCGCTGTCGCTTGAAGGCTTCATGCGCAGAGACATGCCGAGCGCAAACCACGTCTGGGGCGCATATCTCAAGCGTCACGGATTCCGGCGGCACGTAATCCCGAATGACTGCCCGGATTGCTATACCGTTTCAGATTTCTGCAAGGATCATCCGAAAGGGCTGTTTGTGCTCGCGATCAGCGGACATGTGGTCACGGTTGAGGATGGCAATTGGTACGACACGTGGGACAGCGGCGCGGAAGTGCCGATCTACTACTGGACGCGAGAGGAGAGATAAACGATGGCATACCCCAATCAGTACGGATACGGTCAGGCGGGATATCCGACCTATCTGCCGCAGCAGAACTACAACGCGCAGCAGTACGCGCCGCAGATGAACGGCATGCAGCAGATGCCCCAGCCACAGACGCAGGGCGCTCCGATCTGGGTGCAGGGCGAGGCGGGTGCAAAGTCGTTCCTAGTCGCACCGGGACAGAGCCTGATCCTGATGGACAGTGAGGCGGAGGTATTCTACATCAAATCGACTGACGCATCCGGCGTGCCGATGCCGCTGCGCATCTTCGATTATAAGGAGCGCACAGGCGCACAGCGCCCGTCTCAGGCGGCGCAGACGCCATCGGTGGAATATGTTACCCGCGCGGAGTTTGAGGCGTTTGTCTCCAACCTCGCGCAAATGACGGCAGCTCCAGCACAGCAGAAGGAACAGCCGCAGCGCATGAGGCGCAGAGAAGTGGAGGGTGAAATCGATGCCTAATCCTTTGTTTAACCAGATGGGCGGCAATCAGATGCCCGGCCCGATGGGTCAGATGCAGCAGATGATGAACGCTTTCCAGCAGTTTAAAGCCAATTTTAAGGGCGATCCGCAGCAGGAGGTGCAGAGGCTGCTCAATTCCGGACAGATGAGCCAGCAGCAGTACAACCAGCTGCAGCAGATGGCGAATCAGATGTCCCGCATGATGTCGGGACGATAAATGCGTATAACGCTGAGTGCACGCAGCGTTTACAGTCTCTTTTTCCTAAACGACGATGAAAGGAGATGGATTAATGTCTCTGAGTGATAACACGACTATGCTGGTGCAGCCTTATAACGGTAACGGCGGCATGTTCGGCAACGGCAACAACGACTGGTGGATTCTGCTTCTGTTCCTCTTCGGCGGTTACGGCGGCTATGGCTTCGGCGGCTTTGGTGGCGGCTGGGGCGGCATGGGTGGCGCTGGTCTTCAGGGCATGGCGACCCGTGCGGACATCAACTCCGCGTTCAGTTTCAATGATCTTCAGAACGGCATTCGCGGCATCGAGCGCGGTCTGTGCGACGGTTTCTATGGCGTGCAGAACAGCCTGAATGGAATCGGTCACCAGATCAGCGACTGCTGCTGCGCCACTCAGCGCGCGATTGACGGCGTCAACTACAACATGGCGACCAACTTCTGCAATCTGGGCAACACCTTCCAGAGTGGAATCCGTGACGTGATTGACAACCAGAACGCGAACTATCGCGGCCTGATGGATTTCATGGTGCAGGAGAAGCTTTCTGCGAAGGACGCGCAGATCGCGGCTCTCCAGAACAAGGTTGATCTCTCTGAGCAGTCTGCCCTGTTCGATGCGAAGATCGACGCGGCTGTGGCTGAACTCATCCGTCGCACTGGCAACGATTGCCCGGTTCCGAGCTTCCTCGTCCAGCCGCCCACGCCGGTGAATTTCCCGGTCAACGGCTGCGGCACGGTGCAGTTCGGCGGCAATTGCGGCTATGGTTACGGCGTAGCTGCGTAAACGCGATAAAACGCGATGAAACGCGAATCGCGTCTGACAAATCAGCTTTTTCGGGAGATCACGAAAATGGTCGGCATCCCGCCGATGATGTAAATGACGGCGGCGGGGAAGTATCCTCGCCGCCTTTTTGAAAGGAAGTGTATTGATGGCTGAATTTACTGGCGTGCTGCTTCAGACGGTTGCAGCGAACGCGAATGTACTGTTCACGGAAACTCCGGTGTACAGCAAGAGCGG